GTCAAAAATTTTTTTATTTAGGGTATTGACATTTGAAGTGAATCATCTTATGTACATGGGAGATAAACAAAAGGAGAGAAACGATGACAAAAGAAAAACAACAACACGCAGAAAAAAACAATATAATGTTTTCATGTAAGGAGCATGGAAAAGAAGCCTACTTCAGCATTAAAAAATTTGAGAAAAATCCCAAATGGGGGAGAAGTATGGTGTATGTCTGGTTTAAAGATGCCAAGAGAGGTGATGAGAAGATGTGGTGTAGAATCTTCAAAGGTGATCAGAAAAATGGCATTGGCATTCTAGAGAACGAGCCCTTCAATGTAATCCAATATAAGCTCGGCGATAAATTTAAATACAAAACAGATGCCGATGGTATCACATGGAAGGTGGCTAAAGTATGAGTATACAAAAATTTTTGATAGAAGGCGAGAAAGCCGAACTGTTCACAATCAAAGAAGTAGCAGAGCACGGGTGCAGCGGCGGGTTAATCCCGTCGCTCATCTATTATGTTGACACTGTTAAATTCTATGAAGAACATGAGCAGGAGATTTGGGATCAGCTCTACCAAGAGTCCAATGACATGGGCAGTGGATGCATTCTAAAACACATTTCCCAATTCAATGGCGCTAAGGACGTTGGGTCCATGACTCAATTGAAAAACATGCTGGCCTGGTGGGCGTGTGAGCAGGCAGCTCATAGAATATTAGCAGAGAGAGAAGAGGAGGAGTAATATGCATGCAGTGGTTTATTTTATTGTTCGGTTTATTTATGTTACGCTCGGACTGGGGTCGGGTGGCCGTGGGCCTGATGATCATCGCGATATTCATTTAGATCCCGTTTCCCATCCCAACACTCGAGGCCTAATTGGAAGAAAATATAACAAGCAGTCTCTGGGGACCGCCGTACCAGCAGCGTACAGGAAGCAGGTGGTTTCCCATTTCCCATTGAAAGAAAGGAGTTCAGATGACAAAGTAAAAGCTAATGGATGTGGTACGGTCCGCAGCGAAGCTGAGCTGGTAGATGTTTTCCCATTTCCCAATTCCCGCAAAAAAATTTGCGGAGATAAGGAGATAAATAGAGTTCAGGAGTTTCGCGGTACCGCGAAATTATTTAGTTCAAATGTCCTGTCGCTGTGGTTGGGGGTTGTTGGGCTAATGGCTCATCTGTGGGGTTAAAATAAAAAATGAAAAAAGTTAAAAAAAAGACTTGATATGCTCATGGGATAATATAAATTCTTTATTGTTATAAACTAATAAATGAAAGGTAGTAATATGACAAAAGCAAATAAGAAAGCACCAAATGTGTTTTCAAGAAAACAAGAACAACTAATTATAAATAGTTGTGAATTGTTAGATAATAAATCTCAATTAACTAGTGATTGGACTAGAATAATAAAACCAGAATTGATTTTATTATTTGATCAACATAGCACTAAAAGTGTTAATCAAAATCTAGTTGGTTTGAGTTTAATTAAGAAAGGCACTTTCTATCAAATCGCAAAAGATACAAGTGAGTATAATATGTTTGATAGTAAAAACTTTCAAAAACAATATCCAGAATTGTTTAGAAAATTCTCTAGAAAGAATGTAAGAACAAACTGGACTTACTCAATCAAAGAGGTATAATTCATTATGACAAAAGCACTAATAAAAATGAATGAGATTATATCTCAAAGTGAAAAAAGTAATGATCAAATCGTTGCTGAATTAAAACAGTTCGTTGATATCTTAAAGAATAAAAAAGAGAGCACGATTGATTGGCAACTTGTTGCGGGTTTTCTTGATCAACAAATCTTTGAGTTCTTTTTGAGAAATCAAAATGACGATAAGATTAGAGAGTTCGCGGTTGGCCTTGCGGGTAATCTTGCTGAGAAATTCGGGATTGTTCGCGACACTACTACAATGACGCGACCTAACTAATCACTAATGCGTGGCCGATTAATCGGCCACGCGTTCACCATCTCACGATCTCAACTAGTATCTCTTTAGTTCGGCAATCTCAAAACCTAATTTTTACACCCCTACACCCCCCAGATTTTGCGAATGTAACTTGACAAGAGAGATAAATGCAAAGATAAACAGAAATAGTAAGCAGAAAATACTTATGGATTTAGATTTATTACCAAAAGAGAAGTTAATTAAGGTAAAACAACTTCTAGATGCAAAAAAGATACTGAAAGCCAGAACAGAATTCCTTTTCTTTGTTAAACAAGTTTGGCCAGATTTTATTTGTAGAGAAGCAGATGAACCTTCTAGGTGGGGGCACCATCAAATAATTGCCGACAAATTGACTAAGGTTGCTGAAGGCAAGATCAAGAGACTCATAATCAATATGCCACCGAGACATACTAAATCTGAGTTTGCATCTTTCTTGTTTCCTTCCTGGATAATGGGACTCCGACCCAAAGCAAAAATCATGCAGGTTTCTCACAATGCGGAACTCTCACAAAGGTTCGGTCGAAAAGTAAGAAACTTAGTTGACAGTACCGAATATAAAAAAATTTTTAACAACATGGGACTCCAACAGGATAGTAAAGCTGCAGGTCGTTGGGAGACCTCAGACGGGGGTGAATATTTTGCGGCTGGTGTCGGTGGTGCCATAACGGGTAGGGGTGCAGATATATTAATAATTGATGATCCTCATACCGAACAAAATGTTATGTCAGATTCTGCTATGGAGAAAACTTATGATTGGTATGTATCAGGGCCACGTCAACGTTTACAACCTGGAGGGTCAATCGTGGTCGTAATGACTAGATGGGCAACCGACGATCTAACAGGAAGACTTCTTAAAGCACAAGCAAACCCTGGCGCTGATCAGTGGGAGGTGGTTGAGTTTCCAGCGATCCTGGACGACGGAGAACCTGTATGGCCTGAGTATTGGAAGAAAGAAGAATTAGAATCTGTTAAAGCATCTATACCTCCTCAACGTTGGAATGCACAGTACATGCAAAACCCAACTTCAGAAGAAGGTGCCATCATCAAACGTGAATATTGGAGACCGTGGTCGGGTGGCATTCCACAACTAGAATTTGTCATTCAATCACTCGATACTGCTTTTTCAAAAAAAGATTCTGCGGACTATAGTGCAATAACTACTTGGGGCGTATTTAGACCGACTGAAGATTCTCCACCGTGTTTGATGTTACTGGATGCACTCAAAGGTCGTTGGGACTTTCCTGAATTAAAAGCAGTGGCCACCGAACAATACACTTATTGGAAACCCGAAGCCTGTGTGGTTGAAGCAAAGGCCAGCGGACTACCGCTCATTCAAGAATTACGAAGAACAGGAATCCCAGTACAAGATTTTGTCCCTGGTCGAGGAAAGGATAAAGTATCTAGGGTGAATGCAGTGTCTCCAGTCTTTGCTTCAGGTATGGTATTTTACCCAGAAGGAAAGCAATTTGCTCATGAAGTCATTGAAGAATGCGCAGCATTTCCTCATGGAGATCACGACGACCTCGTGGACAGTACCACACAAGCTGTGTTAAGATATAGGGAAGGTAATTTTATTTCGGCTGATTTTGATTATGAGCCTACAGACGAAGTAAGAATGCCTCAAGAATATAAATATTACACATGAGAATTAAATGGCCGATTATTCACCGATTTTAAGAGACGATGAAGTTGCAAATCTAGACCCTGAAAAATTAGAAAAAGCTAAAAAGAATTTTCAAAATGTAGCTTATGGTATTGCTAGAGATGTGACGCCCGTGGTCGGTGAAGCGCAGTCCTATAAGTATGCACTCCAAGACGCTGAGACTTTAGCAAAAGCTGCTAGAGGTGAAGAAGGGTATGAAGATATGACTCCGATTGAAGCAATAGGGTATTTAGGATTAACGGCACTTGGGGTAGCGGGTATGACTCCATTAGTAGGCCCTGTATTTAGAGGAGCTCAAAAAGGAATTCGATCACTGATGCCGAAACGTGGCCCACGGACGATGGAACCATTACAACCCTTATCCTCAGCTGAATCAACAGCGGCAGTAGAAAACTTTAGAAGAATAGCTGAAGAAGATCCAGGCTTTAATTACTTTGTTGCAAACCTACCTGAGTATAGACGAAGACCAGAAAACTTTGCAACCAATTACAGAGAGTATATGGCAATCCCTGAAGAACAAAGACAAGCCTTTACTAACGTAGCAACTAACCCTGCGCTAAGACAAGCTTCAGCTATGGAACCAGTAATTGCTAGAGCAGAATCTGCAAAACAAATGTTAATTAACCAAGACAACTATAATACTAAAGTTGCAGCAAACTCCTCTAAAGCATTAACGATTCCAAAAGAACCATTAACATTTGGTAAAGGGTTAAAAGCGAACCAAGACAATACCACTAGATCGTATTTAGGATCTGCTGCATTTGATGAAATAAGTAAATCAGGAAATGAAGTTGCAACTGCACAACAGTGGTTAGGGTTTTTAAAAGGATTAAGAAATAAAGGGATCAAAGCTGAAGAATTATCTGATTCTGGTCTTGTAATGTTTAAAGGCGATGAAGCAATTGGTGGAGACATATTTAGAATAGCACAAGATAATCCTAATACCAAAATTACTAAAGGTGAAATATTAGCAGCATTAGAAACTAATCCAACGTACAGATTAAAAATAAAAGATTATAATTATCCAATCAATACTGAAGAAGTATTAAACACTTATCCAACTTTTGCTAAACTAAGTAAAGATGTAGACTCTATGATTTTAAGAAAATCAACTGAGATGTCTGATGTTGCAGCACGGTCTAACATTACTGCAATCACTGAAGCTTTAGCTGGAGACCGAATGATCTTTAATGATTTAGCAGCAAGATTATCTACTAATCAAAACAATGTAAATTCTTTAAAACAAACTAGAAGACGATTAAATGAAACATTAGATACTTTTAATGATAATGAAAAGTTAATGGTACGAAGTTTGATTGATGAATATGATAAAGCAATTGAAATTGCAGAACGAGGAGTAGGAGCAACTACTGCACCAAGACACAAAGGAACTTTTCCTGGTGGTGGATATGATTACAGAGAAAAAGTTTTATTCTTAGATGAATCTATTCCAGGTAACTCTGATCCTAAAAAAGTATGGTCGGTACACTTTAATGAACCGAATGCAGTGACTTTTGTTCGATACGACACTAGAGGAGTAGACAATTATGGAGATACATACTTCATGGTTGAATTACAATCTGACCCTCATCAAACGTTAGCAAAAGAAGGATCTAGACATTTTAAACAATTTAAAGCAGGAGACACTAATATAGATCCTAAAATAATGGCTAGACGAAATCCATATGGTAGAAAATTATCCTCTAACATTAAAAAACGAGAAGTCCAAGATTTATTAGATGAGATTCAAGAATACAATAAGATTGCTATGGATCGACCATTGTCTCCACCTGAGTTTGATAGATTAGGTGAATTAAATAAACAATTAAAAATTAAAGAAGCTGAATTACAAAGAGCACCTGCAAGACCAGGAGAATCTAGACCAAATGATTATAGTTCAGGTAATAGAGCTATGTATGATTTTGAAAATAGAAGCTATGACTACTTTCCAATGGGTAACGAAAATACTTGGGTCAAAGCAAATATTAAATCGTTAGTCAGTGATGCAAGAAAAAATAACAAAAGATATATTGCATTAGCTCCAGCTGATTTCTTTCAATTAGGTATTAATAACAAACAGAAGATTGAACAGTTCTATGGACTAGGTGGAGATAAACTACCTGCTGATCTACAGAAATTTTCTGAGTCAGGTAAAATTTTTACAAACGCTAAAGGAGAAGGATTTGGTAAATATCGAGACTATAAAACAGGGGAACTAAAAGGAACTGCAGTGGTGCCTAAAGCTATGCAAGATGTTGCAAAAGAAATAGGAGCTAAAGTAATAACTAGAAAAGTATATCACTCAGACCCCCAAAAACCTTACAAAATATTCAATACAGATAAAAATGTTCCTATGTATGCATTTAAGAAAAAATACGAAATGGAAGAGTTTTATGACAATATTGACTATAGAAGCAATTTAGAAAAAGTGGAAATGGATGGGGATGATCCTAGAAATTTCGTTCAAAGTATAGTAATAGATTTACAAGGATCTTCAAAAGGAAAAATGAAGGGATATAAATTAGGAGGATTGGTAGAAGTAGATAGATCTAACTTCGCACCATTATTTTAATGATTGATAAATTATTACAAACTTATACAATGTCACCAAATGTTTCTGGTATGGTTCAAGAAGAAACTAGTAAAGCAAGTCAAGTTGGAAAAGGCTTAGAAGGTCAAAAAGAAAAATATGGACTAAGAATGAAAAAAGGTGGTATGGCTTGTAAGGGTCAAGGGCTAGCAAGAAAAAAGAAATTTAAGGTGTATTAATGTCAAGAGAAGATTTAGAAAACAGAGAAGAATTAGAAATCGAAGAACAAGGTACAGGATCTATTCCTGAAGATGTAGATACGGTACTTGATGAAGATGAAAATGTAATTGCAGGTGAAGTTCCTGAAGAAGTTCAAGAAGAATCCTTTTATGCTAACTTAGCAGAAAGATTAGATGACCAGACCCTAGCTAGACTTGGATCTGATTTAGTATCAGATTATGAACAAGACAAAAGATCAAGACAAGAATGGGTAGACACATACATTAAAGGTTTAGACTTATTAGGATTCAAATATGAATCTCCAACTAGACCGTTCTTAGGTGCTGCGGGTGTAACCCATCCATTACTAGCAGAATCAGCAACACAGTTTCAAGCACAAGCAATAAAAGAATTAGTGCCTTCAGACGGACCAGTCAGAACCGAAGTCATCGGTGCACAGACAGATGAAAAAATAGATCAAGCATCTAGAGTTAAAGATTACATGAACTACATGCTTATGAACAAGATGGAAGAGTATACTCCTGACATGGATCAAATGTTATTTATCCTTCCACTAACAGGATCTACATTTAAAAAAGTTTATTTTGATCCAGTATTAAACAGAGCTTCTTCTAAATTTATTAAAGCAGAAGATTTAGTAGTGCCATACAATGCATCTGATTTATCTGATGCAAGTAGAATTACACAAATTATTCAAACATCAGAAAATGATTTAAGAAAATTACAAGTTTCTGGGTTCTATAGAGATATAGAACTTCCGAAACCAGTTTATAAACAAAACAAAGTTCAAGAAAAAGTTTATGAGCTGGAGGGCGTGTCCACAAATGATGGACGGGATCGTGGAGGGTTATATAATTTAATTGAGGTTCATACGAACTTAGATATACCTGGTTATGAAGACCAAGATGGAATCAAAGTTCCTTACATAGTTACTATTGATGAAGACTCTAGAAAAGTTTTATCTATTTATAGAAACTATAAAGAAAATGATCCGATGAAACAAAGAAAAAATTTCTTTGTGCATTATAAGTTTTTACCAGGACTTGGATTCTATGGTTTTGGTTTAATTCATATGATTGGTGGTTTATCGAGAACTGCAACTTCTGCACTAAGACAATTACTTGATGCAGGAACATTATCGAATCTACCTGCTGGATTTAAGTCTAGAGGTTTAAGAATTAGAGATGATGCTGAACCATTACAACCAGGCGAGTTTAGAGATGTAGATGCTCCTGGCGGAAACATTAAAGACCAGTTTCAATTTTTACCATTCAAAGGCCCAGATCAAACTTTATTTCAATTATTAAATTTCTGTGTTGAGTCTGGACGAAGATTTGCATCTATTGCTGATATGAAAGTCTCTGACATGAATGCACAATCACCTGTTGGAACTACAATGGCGATCCTTGAGCGGGGGTCGAAGGTTATGTCAGCTATTCACAAAAGATGTTATTATGCAATGAGACAAGAATTTAAGATGTTAGCCCAAGTATTCGCTGACTATCTGCCACCAGAATATCCATATGATGTTGTGGGTGGAAATAGATTTATTAAACAAGCTGATTTTGATGATAGAGTCGATGTAATACCAGTAGCAGACCCTGATATTTATTCTATGACACAAAGAATACAGGTTGCACAAGCTGAGTTACAACTTGCTCAATCCAATCCTCAAATGCATGACATTCATGAAGCATACAAAAGAATGTACCAAGCTTTAGGAGTTAAAAATATCAATGGTATTTTAAAACCACCACCTGAACCTCCAAAACCTTTAGACCCTGCAATTGAAAATACAGGTGCATTACAGATGGTAATACCAAAAGCATTTCCTCAACAGGATCATGAAGCACACATTCAAGCACATATGGCATTCATGACATCGAGAATGGTTCAAGTAAATCCGCAAATTTATGGATTACTTCAAGGTCATTTAATGGAACACGTGTCATTACAGGTTAAACAAGAGATATTACAGATGTTTAATCAAGATCCAAGAATGGCAGAACTGCAATCTACTGATGAAGAAGCGTTTACTATCGAGTTTGACAACGCTGTTGCACAAAGAATTGCTCAAAGAGTTCAAGAATTAGTAGCAATGGAGCAACAATTCAATGCTCAACAGAACCAAGATCCACTTTTAGCTCTAAAACAGAGAGAATTAGACCTAAGAGCAATGGATATTAACAGAAAAGCACAAGAAGAAGCTCAAAAAATGGAATTTGAAGCTAATAAATTTAGTGCACAACAGACTTTAGCCGAAGACAAGTTGAATTTGAACGAAGAATTAGGTAAAAAGAGAGTAGAATTACAAGAAGAGAAGCTAGAACAGGAGAAAGATCGTGCCCCTAAACAAGAAAGGTAAAAAAATTATGAAATCTATGAAAGATCAGTATGGATCTAAGCGTGGAGAGCAAGTTTTTTATGCATCTATGAACAAAGGCAAGATTAAAGGTGTTGAAAAAAAGAAAAATGGCGGATTAGGAGAAAAATCTGGCCCTCCACCTAAAAAAGGCCCTGCATCACAAGGTATAAAATTAAAAGTTGCTAAATTTAGAGGTGGTGGAGGCTATCAAGGGGGTAGAGCTGACACTCCAGGAGGAGCTTCACCAGCAGGTGGAGTAGAAAGAGGAGGAGGACGTGATCCTTCAGCACAATTTAAAGATTCAAAACCAATATCATCACAGGGAAGACAAAATTTAGCTGCTCAAAGAAAAACAGCAAGAGAAACTATTAGTCCTTCAACAAAAGTTAGTTCACAAATAGCAGCTGGACTAGCTGGAGCAGGAGCTAACATGATTGTTCCTGGTTCTGGGTTCGCTGTCCGACGTGGTATATTAAATAGAATGGATGCTACGCCTTATTGGAGTAGAGATAAAAAAACTAAAAATGATTTTACTCCTACAAGAGACGGTGGTGATGGAGGACAACAACCAATTATTCTTCCAACTAAAGTTGCATCAACAAGCACTGTTCCTATTCCATTAATGAAAGTTCAACCTAAAACTTTTGACTTTGAATACAAAGAAGGTGGATTAGTTAGAGGATCTGGTAAAGTATTAAAAGGTAAAGTTAAGAAAGCGAAGATTTACTAATGTGGTTTAGTGCACTTAAATTAGCAGCCAAAGCAGGAGCTCACGTATATCAAAACAGACAAAAAACTAAGATGTTAATGGCAGATGCGCAAATGCGTCACGCTGAGAAGATGGCTAACGGACAAGCGGAGTACCAGGGCAAATTATTAGAAGCAAGACAATCGGACTGGAAGGACGAATTTATTTTACTTTTACTCTCGGCGCCGATAGCATTATTATCATGGGCAGTATTCTCAGATGATCCAGCAGCCATGGAAAAAATGCAGTTATTCTTTGAATATTTCTCACAATTACCGTTTTGGTATCAGACAATTTTCGTGGGTGTCATAGCGAGCGTGTACGGACTTAAAGCTACAGATTTGATCAAACGTAAGTAATGGATTTTGAAACAATAAAATACATCAAGAAAAAACTTCTAACTCCTAAGCTTGAACGACTTAAAGAGAAAGTTGTAATTGGTGTTGACAACTGGAACGAATATCAATATATAATAGGACAGATCAGATCCATAGAGGATCTGCAACAAGACCTAACGGACTTGTTCAAAAAACAGGAGCTACATGACGATAATAACG